ATCTTCTCCTTAGAAACTAAGAAAAGTTGTCTTGCTTTATCTGGAGTATTGCAAGTGCTTTTAAGAGTTGTAAGTGCATTGGAAAGATCAACACCAAACATCTGGAGTTGCTGCCAGAAGTTTACAAGAGGTTCATACAAATCATTCACCCAAATATCTAGGTTGGGATACTTTTTGGTGATATAAATTGCAACACTTCCACCACCAAGAAATGGTTCTCGGAACTCATCATAGTTGCGAAGGTCGGGGAAGTAAGGTCCCATCTTTTCGCAAGCACGGGACTTGCCGCCAGGATACCTTAGGGGCGTTTTAAGAGATTTCATAATCTTTAGGATGATACTTCAAATATTCTCTAAAAGTCAATTTCATTTCTTTCTGCGTCATTCCACAATGCTTTGCAGCGGCGGGAAGATTCATTGTGGCTCGAAAGAGACCTTCATTTGCCTCCTTTACATTTTCAGGGGTTGTCTTTATTGGAACTTCATACAAGTCCCACTTATTAATTTTGAGAAGACTCATTGGAACTCACACTCCACCATAATCTCAGTAAGTGCTGCTAGAAGGTTAATTTCCTGATCAGCAACGAACGCAATTTGGTATTGGTACTTAGCAATAATAAGAACGGCAGCAGGGATAGTTTGGGGTGAAAGGCAACCATAACAGGCGTCATAAATCCTGCGAAGAATGACAGAAGAATCGTTATCCAAGTTGGCGACCACCCACTTTCGGACTTCAGAAAAGTTTTTATCTTTGAGATGAGTAATAAGATCATTTACGGCAACATCAGAAAAACTTGCGAGAATGCCAGAATCAATTTCTCCACTCACAGAGTATCGTTGGCATTCATTGAGAACTCTACGCCAATCGGGAAAATGCTTATTAATTAACTCTGCAAGGACTTTAGGATCGTATCGTACACCTTCCGCATCCAAGATGTCTTGTAGACGCTTGAAGAAGGATCCTGCCAGAGCGGCCTTTTCCTTCCCTTTGATTCCAAACTCAACCACAGCACATCGGGAGTGGAGGGGTTCGATGATTTTGTTCTTATAGTTGCAGGTGAAGATGAATCGGCAATTACCAGCAAACTCCTCAATAAACGCCCGTAGTAAGAGTTGTACGTCGTTCCCTGTGTTATCTGCTTCGTCAATGATGACGACTTTGTGTTTAGCATCTGACGAAAGTGAGACGGTCGAAGCGAAATTCTTCGCATTGTTTCTGACAGTATCGAGGAATCTACCCTCGTCGGATCCGTTAATGACATAATAATCTACTCCTAACTCGTTACATAATGCTTTTGCTACTGTGGTCTTACCAACTCCTGGGGGACCAGCAAGTAACATATTTGGAATTTCACCCTTATTTAGAAAATCACTAAAGGTCTTCTTAATATTTTCAGGAAGAATACAATCTTCAATAGTCTTTGGGCGATATCGTTCTGTCCAGATAAAGTCAGTTCTGTCTGTTTTCATCGTATAAATAATCAAAGGGCGATACTTTTCAACTATGCTTATATACAAGATAGTCAATCAAGTGAATGGTAATTTTTATATTGGAAAAACAACCAAACCAAAAGAAGTTAGATTACAAGAGCATTTTTATAACTCTTCATATAACTCACAAACATACCTCCACAGAGCAATAAGAAAATATGGTTGCTTTAATTTTACCATAGAAGAAGTAGAAACTCAAATACCAAAAGAAAAATTAGATGAAAGAGAGATATTTTGGATAGAAAATTTAAACCCCAAATACAATATGACTTCTGGTGGAGAAGGTGGAAAAACTCATAACTCACCAAATTTCATTAATGCTATGAAAGAATATCATAGTAAAAAACCAAAAGAAGAATATGCTACTTTTGGTATGAAAGGTAAAAGGCAATCCAAAAAATTTCACGAAGCAATTAAAAAATCAAATTCAAATCCTGTAAGTATTGATGAAGTTGAATATGAGAGTATTAAAGATGCAATGAAAACTCTTGGATGGACCGAAAAGAAAGTTAGGTATAGGGTTGATAGTCCTAACTATCCAAATTGTTTTCGTTTAAGAGAAAAAACTAAACGATAATCACTCCACATAATGATACACAGGTTCTTTGTATTTTCTAATTAGTCGTATTGCTTCTTGTGCTTCTTGAAGTGTTTGGAATGTATCACTTGAGTAGATATGATATTCTTTTTCAGTAAGATGATAATATTGAATGAAAAAATGAGGTTTCAAAGTTTTCAAATTGAGGTCTTCTATAATTCGGTAATCATAAACTCTCATAATCAAATCCAATCAGGTTTGCGAGAAGGCATACGGAGATAGTTGTCCGCAACCCATGGTTTGGAAGCAATATACATTTTGTATGCAGTGAATGTATCAATGCTTTCATCAAGTTTGTATTCGTCAGGCATAGCACGAACGAATGGTGTTACTTCAGTAATCTTTCCCTTGGGAAAAAGATAATATGCGGAAACAAGAGTATTATAGCACGAATGGGTTTTACCATAACGAACTGCATACTCATCACAGAGGTTCATCCCGTGCTTAATCAACCAATAGGCATTGTGGATACTATCCATTGCCCATTTGGTACAGGGATGATTACGAAACGCACCCTTTTCAGTTCTGTAGGGAGTGCCATCAGATTTAGGGAGAGTGCCATAGTTATGACCCCATTTTTCAGATGCCACAATGGAAAGCATTTGACAGCACTCCAGTGGCATCTTGACAATGTGTTTATCGGGAAGACAAACGGCACTCTCAGCGGGCCAAGGAGAAGTTACAAAGATATTCATAATTAAAAGCAGAACTTTTCAACATAGTACTTTACTTTTTCTGGTTTATCTTCCAAATAATATGCTTCATGCTCTCTCATTGCAACATTATAATTTCCAGTTGCTTTCATTGAATTACGAATATCTTGAAGTTTATTCCAAGATAGTGGCATTTTAGATTTAGAAATTCCAATGAGACTATTTCCACCTTTACAATTTTGGGCGGCATGAGTTGCTTCGTGATAGATGGTTTCGTTCAAATAAAACCGAACATCATATCCACTACGTTTAATGTTTTTGGTGCAGATAATAAATTTTTTTGGTTTATCTGCATATCCAAAAACATTATAATTGGAGCAGAGTCCTACATTTTCTCTAATATCGAATCTTGCTTTAGCAAGATCATTCATAATATTTTTGCCAATGGGCGTCAAATAGAGAAGAAATTCCATTAACGAAATGTTGAATCGGGTTCTAGGGCAATATAATACTGCAAATTATACTTAGAATTTTTGAACTGTGACAGAAGTTTTTCTGACACAACCACATCATAGATGCCAGGAATAATCTTGATGTTTTCTACTTTGAAGTTGAAAATAAACTCTCTATCAGTCTCACCAACTACAATTGAATATTCATTAGAAGTATCGTTCTTTTTATCACGAACGACCAGACGAATTACACCTGCTTCACCAATTGCAGAAAGGTCAGGAAGTTGATACACTGCTGCTGCCTTGAGAAGTTTCTCCAGTGATGCATGTTCAAGTTGGAAGCAAACATCCTGAGAAGGAAGTTGAATCTCCTTGTCGGGGGGAGAAATGATTACGTTAGGATCAGCATAGAAATACTTGACTCGACGCTTACCTTCACGGATTGTGATGTAAGAATCATTCGTAAAATCCAGTTCAGGATCTTGGTGCAGACTGAGACCATTCAGAAACTGATTCAGGTCATAAATCGCAAAGTTACGGGGAAACTCTTCGGTAATATCTGCTTCGGCAAGGATGTTCTTTGCCACAGAGATGGTACGGAGTTTAGTACCTTGTTTGACCAGAATAGAATTGTTAATTCCAGCAAAGTTCTTGAGAATAGTTAGAGTGTTATCAGAGAGTTTCATAATTTGAGGTTTGAGTTTCATAATCAACGGAATTCGGAAAGGCCATTATCCTTGCGAGAATAATGTCCATCGAAGTGAAGTAGAAGCATAGCATAGTGAATGACTTTCATCAAGTCACGCTTGTTGCGTCCATCCTTATCACCATAACGGGAACCATATTTCAGGATATTTGATTGGCAGAATCCAACAGCAAGATCTTTTGCTGCCATTAGATCAATTGTTTGAATATCTTTGTAAGCATCGTTGTGCCCACAATAATGACTACCATAAGTGCTAGTCACATAATCCTCAACTTCCTTGAGGATTTTATCTTCATTATATTTCCAAAGATGATTTGCAGGTTGACTCATAACAGGTTTATTTTTCAAATTAAGTGTATAAGATCCACCATCAGTTAGGGTGAATTCGTGTTCGGAATAAGGATACTCGTCCATTTTCAATTCATCGTAAAGTAAACTCCAGGAGTTAGTCATAATAAAGGGAAGGCACATTTTTACCTTCCCCAATTATATCAAATTTGGGGGGGATAGTCAACTTTTTCAGGTGTCTCTTCAGACGGCATCTTGAAATCAGCATCCACTTTATCATAGAGTTCCAAGAACGATTGCTTGGTCTCATCATCAAAACGATTGATACAAACTTGAATCGCCTTTGCCTTATCCTGAAAGATGCTGTAGGCACGAATGATGTGAACCAGGCGACGAGTGCTGATGATTTCCTCAATACCACCATCGTAGAAAGTCTTGCGGATGATATCACCCCAATCCACCAGGCGCTTACAGAAATCACGATCCTCCACACCAAGATCCAGAGCAACACCCTCAAGGATCTTCTGCTCCACAGAAGGGGCAGGATATTCTTGCTCGAAAGTCACAGGAAAACGCTCCAGGAACGCCTCATTGAGAACATTAGTGCCGATGAAACGACCATCATCAGAACCCTTGCCCTTGGTGTTTGCGGTGGCAAATACGTTGAATCCAGCAGCAGGTTTGACAAACTTGCCAATTTTCTTGAGAAAGACACCCTTACCTTCCAGAACAGATTGTAGGCACAGAATCTTGTTGGAAGCAAGATCAATCTCATCCAGAAGCAGAATCGCACCACGCTCCAGTGCCTCAATCACAGGACCATTGTGCCAAGCAGTTTCACCATTCACAAGACGGAAACCACCAATCAAATCATCCTCATCAGTTTCAATGGTGATATTCACACGAATCAATTCACGCTTCAGTTGAGCACAAACTTGCTCCACACTGAACGTTTTACCATTACCCGAAAGACCCGTAATGAACGTAGGATAAAAAATACGGGACTGAATAATTTTTTTAAGATCGTTAAAGTTACCAAACTTGACGAAGGTATCATCTTTATCAGGAATAAGATTTTGTTCCACAGAAGGAAGGGCAGCAGGGGCTTGATATGCTTGCTCCATTTTACCAACAACACTAGGAGTGACTTCCAAGTTCCAACGACCGCGAGCAGTCTTGTAACTCTCCAAGCGACGGGTAACAGTCTGATAGTTCAGACTACGAGAAGCACAGAAACCTTTAAGATCGCCAGAAGTAATTTCAGAACCATACAGTTCTTTAATAGACTCAATCAGTTGGGAGTCGTTCACAGCAGACTTGCGGGGCATGATGTAGTTAGGTGTGTTTGTTAACTGAGATTATTATACAAGAAAAAAGGGGCAATGAAGTGCCCCCTGTGACAGTTTGAAAAGTGGTTCAGGCAACAAGTTCCATGAACTCTCCAAGAATACGTTTATTCATTTTTTTAGACTTCAAACTCTTCACAAAAGCAGATTTAATTTGTGCTTTAGAAGCATCCTCAGAAACAGCAAATTCTGTGTCTTGAGAAAGCGCATTTGCAGAAAGTCCAAAGTAAGAATGATACCCAGAATTCTTAAGAGTAAATGCTTTTTC